CGTTTTCGTCGATAATAGCGGCTGAACGCCCCGTTCTTTCGGAGTAAATCATAGTAGTTTATTTCCTCTCTTTGTATTTGTCGAGGACTGCCTGAACAACACGGCGGTCCTGCGGAGATGCCATTTGATAGAGGTTGGCAATCTCTTGAACCTCGACGGGCATAATGTCGTACTTATCCCCATTAAGACCGAGAAGCCAGTCGATAGATACGCTGAAATAAGATGCGATTTTCACGACATACGGCAGGTCGGGTGTTCTGTCTCCTGACAGATAGCGAGAAAGTGTTGCAGGGGTAACATTCAGTTCTTCACCTAATGCCTTCATCGACAGATTTCTTGTCTGCAACAGATGACGAAGATGCTCCCTGAAGATTGTGTAGTCCATAACGAACGCTCCTTTATATGTAAGAATTGAATAATAGATTTACCGTGGTGTAAAGTGGTGTTACCGACAGTTTACCATAAAATTGCGACTTTTGCAATGCTTCCTTGCGAAAACACGCAAAAAAATTACGGAAAATCACCAAAAACCTATTGACATTTACCGATTGGTAATGTATAATAAAGACAACGGTAAAACATTACCGGAAATCAACGAAACAGAAAGAAGGTGAACGCAATGATGCCACTTGAAATCAAAGGAGCCCGAACAAGGCTTGGATTAACGCAGAACGATATGGCTGAACAACTCGGAATTTCGGTACACTCCTATCAAAAGAAGGAGAGCGGTAAAATTCCGTTTACCGAGAAGCAGAAGTTCGGCGTAGCCAAGATACTCGGTCTGGACCTCGTTCAAATGAACGATTTTCTTTTTGACCGTCAGTTACCGATTGGTACAGTTCAGGAAGTATAGCGGTAAAGTTTTTTATTTTACCCCGACTGTTCCGATTGGCTGTCTTGTTCTTAACTTATGGTAAAATTATAACACGAAATGGAGGTGCATTAAATGGGACGTGATGCTACGAAAGCACTTGGAAATCCTTGGTACGAAGCGAGAAAAAACGCTGCAAAATATGACGAGAGGCTACTTAGCCGAGAGGGTGCGGCAGAGATGCTTGGAATGTCCGTATCATCTGTGGCTGATGCTGAATTGGGATTGACAAAATGTATGCCTGTTGACAAGGCTGTGCTTATGGCAGACCTGTATAAAGCACCTCATTTGCTTAATCACTACTGCTTGAATGAGTGCCCGATTGGTTGCAGACATTGCATTTCGGAAGAAGTCTTCGATATTGACCGAGTGACAGTTAAACTTCTCCGAAATTTGAAAGTCGATGACCTTGAAGATATGAAAGAAAAATTGCTCGACATCGCAGAGGACGGAGAAATCTCCGAGAGCGAAAAACCGGATTTGAAAGAAATTCTTGATTATCTTGAAAAGCTCGCAAAAACAGTAAGCGAATTGAAAATCATCGGCGATATGGCTTTGAACGGAGGTTCAAAGAATGGAAAGTAAGAAGAAGTTGGTCGAAATCCTCAAAAAGAAGTACGGGATAACGACAATGGCACAACTGAATAAGGCACTCGCCGAGCAGAAAACGATTGACCTTTCACCGTTTGTTACTCACGACGGTTTAGGAATAAAAGCGAAAGCAAAGGAGATAGCAGTATGAACTATCCGAACACAGTAGCACAGAGAAGTTATTACAGACAGGCTCCTCGAAGAAAGACAAGACATTACGTGGTTGACTGGACCAAGTTGGCAATGCTGATTATTCCGATTGTCCTTTTGGCAGTCATACTGACCTTGGCATTTAGTTCTCACGGAACAGACACAACACCGAAGCTCGACACCGTTCAGGCACAGGGCGGCGGTAGCGGCATCAATCCCGGTGGCAACGTAGAAGGCGATTTGCTTTCCGTTTCACTCCTGCCCTACACTCAGCAAGTTACGGAGCAGCCAAAGGAAGAAACAGAAACAGCACCGCTTTATACAGACCGAGAGGTTGAACTGATAGCCAAGACCGTATATGGCGAGGCACTTGTAACACAGTCCGATATGGAAATGGCCGCAGTTGCTTGGTGTATCCTTAACAGAGTTGACAGCCCTAAATACCCTGACACGATTGAAGAGGTTGTTACACAGAGACGACAGTTCCACGGATACAACGAGGAGCATCCGGTCATTCCGAGGGTAGAAAACCTCGTAAGAGATGTTCTTGACAGGTGGTACGCCGAGAAGAACGGAGATACGGACTGCGGAAGAGTTCTTCCGAAAGATTACATCTACTTTGAAGGTGACGGCAGACACAACCACTATTCGACCGAATGGCTGAGTAATGAATTTTACGACTGGTCCCTGCCGAACCCCTACGAGAACTGAAAGGAGACGGAAATGACTGAACCATTGAAAGCGTATGCGACCGAATTTGATGACATCGTGAAACAGGTCGAAGATAAGACCGGATACATATTTGATGAAAGCGAAGTCCGTGAGGTATTTGCTTACACCCTGAGAAAATGCGAGATTAACGGCAAAGGAGCCGATTACGTTCCGATTTTGTTCGAGAACGAACTGCGTGATTACCTTATGAGAGCGTATATCAATCTCAAAGGCGAGGAAAACCGAAGAGCAAGACTTGCGGCACAGCCCGTAATGGCATAAGGAGGTAAAGACGATGTGTAGTGAATGTCATCAGTATCCTTGCCACCCCCGATGCCCTAACGCACCGGAACCGCCAAAGGTTTACACCTGCAAACATTGTAACGAAGACATCGTGGTTGGAGATGAATGTTGCGAATACGACGGAGATTACTACCACGAGGATTGTTTCAATGACTGTGCGGTAGAAATCCTGTTAGAAGCAGGAGCAAGAAAGTTTGAAGCCGAAGAAGAGGAGCCCGATTATGACCCCTACGACGATTAAGTTACCGGAAATGCCTGAGTTGACATTCGATGATGCGACTCACACATACAGACTGAACGGTTTGGTGATACCGAGCGTATCGACCGTAATGGAACCGTTGAAGAACGAATTATATAAAGGCATCGGCGACAGCACTCTCGCAAATGCCGCCGACAAGGGAACGATAGTTCACAACGCCATCGAGAACTACATCAAGTTCGGCATTATCGACATACCTCCTGAACATCAGGGGTATTTTGACGGTTTTCTCGAATTTTGGAACAAGTATAAACCGCAGGTGGTCGGCTCGGAAATTAGAGCGTATCACAAGTTGCTCGGATATGGCGGAACGATTGACCTGCTTGCATATATCGGAGATAAGCTCACCCTGATTGACTATAAGACAACGTACACCGTGAGCGATATGACCTGCGGAGTGCAGTTGGAAGGATATTCTCAGGCACTTGCAAGTCACGGAATTAAGGTTGACGAGAAGATGATTTTACATCTCGTCAAGGACGGCAAATGGAAGCCCGTCCTGTACCCTGCGAACGACTCGCAGAGGTGGAGAGTCTTCGGCTCTCTTAAAAACGTGTATGATTACGTTCACCAGAAATGATGAACGTATCTGCAAATATAAAATAAGCAAAGGAGTATCAGTATGAACGACGCAGCTACCAAAGCAGCAAAATCCGTAGCAGATGCAAGCCTTGTCCTTGATACGGCCGAAGAAAAGCTCGGCGAAGAGGTTAGTGCCATTGAACTGCAAGCGGAAAGCGTGGTAATCGCCACCGACGAAGATTACAGTATGGCGGGCGAAGCCACAAGCAATGTCAAGAGGATGCAGAAAAAGGTTGAGGAATATTGGGAGCCTATGAGGGTTTCCACCAAGAAAGCCTACGATGAAGTCCTCGCACACAAGAAGGAGATGCTTGACCCCTTGAAAAAGGCAGAGCAAATCCTGAAAGGCAAAATGAGCGGTTACTTGCTCGAACAGGAGCGTAAACGCAAGGAACAGGAAGAGGCGATGCGAAAACTCGCAGAAGCCGAGGCCGACAGAAAACTTCAGGAAGCCATTGATGCCTCCAATGCCGGAGATACGGCGGCGGCGGAATTTGCAATGGCAGAAGCCGAGGTTTATGACACAGCGGCATCAACAAGTGCGATTGCCAAGCAGACACCCAAAGCCGAGGGTGTTTCCACATCGAAGGCTTGGAAAATCACCGCAATCGACAGTAAGCAGGTTCCCGTTGAGTTCTGCGGTATGGAGCTCCGCCCCGTTGATGAAAAACTGGTAATGCAGTTGATTAAGTCATCGAAGGGCAAGATTGTCATTCCCGGCATCAAGTACGAAGAAACCGTAACGATTAGCGTTAGGTCTTAAATAACGGAGGTAAGAATATGGCAAACAAGAACAACGAAATGGTCGTATCCGAGCAGAGACAGGGTGCTGTCTCGACCGTCAAAACCGGCGGGTTGAATGTGTTTTCGGATGCACAGAACTTTGAGACGGCTCTGCGAATGGCAGACTGCCTCTCCAAATCCACGGTGGTCCCGAAGGACTATCAGGGCAATACGGGCAACTGTATGATTGCTATTGAAATGGCAAGCCGTATCAACACGAGCCCGATGATGGTTATGCAGAACCTTTACATCGTGAATGGCAGACCCGCTTGGTCGAGCCAATGGATAATCGCAATGATTAACTCCTCTCGCAGATACAAGACGGAGTTGCAGTTCGAGTTCGGCAATGCCAAGGAAGACGGCGGTTTGAGCTGTCAGGCTTGGGCTGAGGACTACGCAGGACATAAGGTAGTCGGTCCCAAGATTACGATGAATATGGCAAACGACGAGGGTTGGACCCAGAAGAACGGCAGTAAGTGGAAGACAATGCCGCAGGTGATGATACAGTATCGTGCAGCATCGTTCTTCGGCAGAATGAACTGCCCCGATATGATTATGGGTATCTACTCTCAGGAAGAGGTTGCCGATATGGTTGACCTCAAAGAGACCGATTTTGGACTCATTGTTGACCCTGACTCC